CTGCAGCAAAACTCGCATAATACCGTTTTCTCAGTTCCTCATCCGTCTCTTCATCCTCGCCGTCTGCCCGCAGTTCTTCCAGAACCGCTTCCGTCAGTTCTGCCATCGTTTCCAAGGGAACCAAATTCCCCAGATGATCGTTCCCGCCAGTGCCTGCTGTCTCACACTCCAATACATAACGCCCGTCTTCTTCTCTGGAAATCACTACATAATACTGTCCTTCCAGAAAAAACCGCATTCCTTCTTCGATGGGATATTCTTCTCCGTTTTCCTTCCGGAATCTGCCATAAAACGTCGCCTTGACCGCCTGTTTTCGCACAATTCCCCTTTCCGCTGCCCGCCGGGTCAGGTCATCACCCAATGCGGTATCTGCAAATGTCCTGTCCTCCAGCATATCCAGGTCTGCATAAAAGGACGCCGTTTCAGCCGCATTGGGTGCCAGTGCATCATAGATCAGGCTGCCCTGCCGTTTGTCTCTTTTGTCTTCTATTATATCCAATTTGCGTTCCATCAACGCCTCATAACTCGCCATTAAATATCCACCGCCCTTTCTGCCCTGATCTCACCAAAAATCGTATGTACCATAAATTCCGCTGTCACACTGTTCTTTTCCTGCACAAAGGAAAAATCCGTCACCGCTGTCACGCGGTCATCTGCCAGCAGTGCTTCTTCTATCCTTTTTTTCAGTTCCGGTATCACATAGGTCTTATTTTTTCCATACAGTTCCTCCAGTTCCAGTCCATAATTCCAGTCATAGATCTCATAGCGATATCTCTCCGTCTGAAGGATCTTCCAGACCGCCTGTTTCATGGCTTCCAGTTCATCCACTGTTCCTCTTGCTTCTGCCCGCTCCTCACTGATTCTCCATGTCAGACTGGACATCCTTTGTTTTTCGATCGTTTCCATATTCAATTCCACTTCCTGTGTCGGCGTCATCCTATTCCCCCTTTCTCACTCTTCCCAGCACCAGATATTGCTGGCCGTCTGCGGCACGAAGCATAGCCACTGCTTCTCCTGCCCGCAGCCTTCTGTCCCTTATCATGCGGTAATAAGACCATTCGCCGCCCTCGCTGTTTACCCATGTGCGAATGCGCCCGGTTTCTTCCCATTCCAGTGTATCCTCTGTCAGAACCAAAAATTCTTCCGTCAGTTCCAGTCCTTCTTCCAGCCGGATACACAACGGATCCTCTGCTGTCACGACCCCCGTGCAGAAATCCGCCCCCGCTTCCGTCACATCCAGTGCCAGCTGTTTGATAATATCAAGCATTTTCCTGCCTCCTTTTATCTGAGCCTTCTGCCGCAGCTTTCCCGCTCTTCCCAGAGTCTCTCTGTCATCTGCCGCATCAGCTTTTCAATATCGATCACAGGCTCAGCCTGCATCTCTTTTTCTTCGTATGCATCCTGCTGCACGACCTCCTGCTGTTCTTCCGAAACCACTTTCTTTTTCTGAAACTGATCCGATCCCACAGGAATGCTTTTTCTTCTTTCCCCTTTTTCCTCTACCATTTTCATAAAAAACGGCTTTTCTCCGGCTGTCGTTTCCTTGGAAAGCTCCATAAAAAGCGGTTTTTCCTCAGCAGACATCTCCTCTGGTCTTTCTCGAAAAAAATTCATCTGAAAAACACTTCCGCCGCTTTCGGCTGTTACTTCCCGGTTCTCCCAAAGGCCTTCCTTTTCCGCCGTTTCCGCAATACGTTTTTCCTGTCTTTCCCGGAAAATGCCGCCTCTTTCCTGCCTTTCAAAAGCAGAACCTTCCCTCGTCTGCCAGAAAGCTTTTTTTGTTTCCTCCTGACTCTCAGAAAACACCGCCCCCAGTTCCGCAAAATGCTTTCCTTCCGGCTCCATTTCATTCCAGAAGCCAATCCTTTCCCTTGTATCCATGTCGGTTTTTCCCCGCCAGAAATCCATCAGCCTTCTGAACAGCCCTTTCTTTTCTTTCTCCATACCCCTTCTCACCTCATCTCTTTCGCTTCCAGTTCCAGTTCGATCACTGCACAGCAGAACATTCGCTCAGGGGTCGTCATTTCCGTCCATTCTTTCGGGCGTATCCCATATTTTCGGAGGGCATAGCAGGCGTAGTCCGCCTCATCCACACCCTCCTTGATCAGTTTTTTGCCTGTTCCTTCCAGTTCTTTCTCCGCTGCTGGAATCCGTTGATATCCTTTACCGCTTCCAGCAGACGCACATACTCTCCGGGATACAGCATTTCTTTCAGAACCTGTTCCCCGCTGTTCACACCGTAACTTCCCCAAAGTGCCTTATCCTTTAGGTCAGGCTTCACCACAGAAAGCAAGCATAAAGCCGCCCACTTATCCTTCTTGCCTTCAGCAGCCCTGCAGTATTCCTCCTCGCTGACTGCCCGAATCTCCCAAAACACTTCCTTTCCCTCCTCCTCGAAGCAGGGGGAAATGGAGATCCTTCTGTTTTCCGGAAATCCGTTATTCTCCTTCAAAAAATTCTTCAGTTCCATCCTTATGCCTCCTCAATGCGAATCTCCATCTGTGCCCGATGTTCCCCATCTTCAAAAATATGGGTGCAGCTTTCAATCAGCGCCTTTCCTCGCAGGCTGATCTCTGCCAGATCGGGGATCTCCAGCCAGATGCTGTTCCCCGCAAACAGCAGAATATCTCCATTGATATTTTCAATGATCAGCTTTTTTATCACCCGATTTTTCTGTTTCAGAATGCCTTCCGCCATCTCCTTCAGCTGGGCCTGGTTCAGGGTATAGGCCACTTTTTTGTAATACTGCAGCCTGCCCCATTCCTTTACCTTCTCTGCATTTTCCGCCTGATACGCTTTCCGTTCCGTTTCCTTTCGCCCTGCATGATACAGCTGAACTCCGTTATATGTATCTTTACTGATGTCCGTTTTATAAGTATAGTCACTGATGCCCCCGTCGCACTTCAGCACTGCATCCGTTACCATTTCTTCTCTCTCCTTCACCACCAGAGCACCGCCCTGGTCAAAAAGGAAGTATTCCTTGCCTGTCGCATATCCGCAGATCTCCAGTGCGGAAAGCATGATATCCATCAATGTCTCTCCTTCTTCGATCCTCTGGGGTATCTTCCAGCCGCTGTCCGTAATATGGCCGATCCGCAGCCCATAGTCTGCTCCAATCGTCTGTATGATCTCCTGCATCCCCTTGTTCACAAAAACATAGGTTGCCTTATTCCGTGCCAGATAAAACATCTGGTCATAGGCCGTCACAGAAATGATCTGCTCACTGGTACGCTCCTTCGTCATTACATATCCGCTGAAGCAGATTCTTCCATCAACAGACAAAGTCACCTTATCCCCCTCCACAAAGTTCACGATCCCGTCTCTGACCACCTTGCATTTCAGCCTGCCAGCCTTCCCCATAATGCTGGCATACCATTCCACACCGCCTTCCAGAACCGGCTCATATACATTGCTGCCATGCTGCAGCAAAACCTTCACTTCCAACCCTTGCACCCCCATCTTTTATATTTTTAATACCTGACCGGGATAGATTTTATTCGGATCGCTGATACCGTTCTTTTTCGCGATCTCTTTATATTTCGTTCCATCCCCCAATTGTTTTTTTGCAATATTCCAAAGGCAGTCTCCTTTTTTCACTGTATAAGTGGCAGCAGGTGTTTTTGCCTGCCGTTCCTGCCCCTGCTCCATCAGAACGTTGCCGCCGTCCTGACTTTTCACACTGTAACGGATGCTTTTCGCCGCTTTCCACTCCTTCCAGTGCAGTTCCACCCAGAAGTCCCCTTGTTCGCCGCCTTTTTCCGTCACTGTGTAATCTTCCAGCAACACATCCATATTCCCGCAAAACAACTGGGTCCCATCTGCCAGTCTTCTGAATAAGATCAACTGTACCGGCTTTGCTGCCGCTTTATATTCCTTAAAACAATTCAGAAAATACTCCGGCTCATGGAACCCATCTTCCATCTGCACAAAGCTGTACATTCTTCCCGGCAAAAGCACTGTAAATCGAATTTCCTGCAGCCCAGGCTTCTTCGCCAGATTGATCTCCCCAAAATTCAGGATATAAACTGCTCTGTTCCGATTTCCTGCCTTTGTTTCGATTTCAGAAGGTGTCACCGGCAGCAGGATCTGCTTCCCATCCTGCTTCAGATAAATTCGATACATCCGCCTTCACCTCCGTTGATCTCCTCTACTGCCATCCGCAGTCGGTCGTATTCCCCCGCCAGCAGCAGTTTTTTCAGCAGCCGCTCTGCACCGACCACGCCATAGCTATTCTGCAGTGCTGCATCCTTCAGGTCAGGAAAGACCACGCTTTCCGCCAGCACCGCACCTTCGTATCGCTTCTCATCCTCACCGCATCTAAGCCAGATATCTTCATTTTCCCTCTGGCTCATAGGGCGGATGCAAAAAAGCATCTGCCCGCCGTCTTTTGCAAGTCTCTCCGTTAGAAGGACTTCTCTTTCTCCCCTATCCTTCCGATTTTCTCTGTAAAAACATTCCTGTCCCATAAAACCCTCCCTGCAATTCAAAAAATCATACTGTATCGAATGTATCCAGCAGTTCCACACCACCAAAGGTGAATTTCATTTCTTCCTCCATGGCCGCTTCCTCCACATCCAGTTTACCGATCAGCATTTCTTCAATGTTCACATCTTTCAGCAGCACCGTCTGTCTGCCTGTTTCCCCCGTAGGGTCTTCGTTTGTCAGCATCAGTTCAAAATAAGTGTCCACACCGTTTTTCATGTAGTCCACCATCACTTCTCTGAACAGGCTGCTCACATAGTAAACCATCATGGTACCGGTGCCTTCCCAGCCACCGCTTTTCTGCTGCTTTGCTGTCAGTCCCAGAATAGGGATAGCTGTTCTTGTCTTCTTCACCTTCGCCTGCACATTTTTCACCTGCATCAGTTCGTGTCTTTTCCCGTCAATGATGGCAAAGCAGGTGCCCATCGCACCATTTACGGTATCTTTTGCTCTCAGATAACCCATATCCGCACCTCCTTACACAACTTCTACTTTCATATACAGTTTTTCCATGGCATCCACAGGCTGTACGTTTTCATATACCACCACGTCCTGCTTTTCTACACCTTTTTCCACAGTGATATCATCCGCTGTAAAGTTCTCAATGGCTTCGATCTTCATCAACTGTTCGTGGTATGCCAGGATCTCTGCTTTCAGCAGATTTCTGCCGTTTGTGTTATTGGTCTGTTTGCCCAGATAATATTTACTGAAAATATTCGC